AACATGGTCTTTAATTCCTACGACTACCCTGATTTCAATTCAATGCACACTTATGAGCATATGGCCTCGATTTACAGGGCCGCTAAACGCTGTGCTATGAAGGAACTCCGGCAGAGGAGAGGAGCACAGGTCTCAGACCAAGACCTGGCGCTCATAGAATGCGGGTTTGATTGGTTGATTGAATCAGTTTACCACCAGTACGTCATACATCCAGACACAGGAGCAATCATCAAAACGGCTAGTGGTTTATACAGTGGCAACCGCGACACCACTCTTATCAACACATTGCTGAACATAGCTTACGCTTCTGTCACAGATAGGTCAATGGCACACAAGTATGTTGATCCCGGTGTGGTTGAGCGTCTATGCCACGGTGATGATATCATCACAGTGCATCGCTCACTCCCAGGAGCGATGCTGTGGAACGATGAGGCGGCAAAGTGCAACCTTAAAGGTCAAGAATCGAAGCTGATGATAGACCACAAGCACCACGAGTACTTGAGAATCATGGGGTGTGACGATGTCAAGCTGAGGGGGTGCCTAGCGAGGTGTGTGGCCACATACGTGAACGGGAACTGGGAGACTGAGCGTGTAGTTGGTGTTTGGGCCAAGTTGCAGGAAGCGGCAAGCTCCCTAGCGACGTGGATCAGAAGGGGCGCATCAAAGGAGACCGTTCAGGAGCTCTGGAATATCAGCCGGTATCGAATGCTGACAGAGACCTACAAGTTTACGCCCATAGACGCCAAATCACTCAACATCCGGGATAGTCCTCAGTCTTCAAACGCAGCGACTCTTTCCTACGAAAAGCTCCCTGCCAACGTGACCAGCCCGTACATAAGGAAGCTGGTGGCGGAGCTACCCCACGATCTCAAGCCAACCAGCAAAGAGTTGGGTCAACTGCGTAGGGTACTACAGAAGTCTACATACGGCACCGAACTGCCGTTGACTTACCAACAGACGGATCTCACCAAAATCAGCGATGGTGCGATTGAGACGGTCCGGACATTGGGTGGGGCTGCAGGAAGGGTATTCAACAGCCCTGACTACCACAAGCTCAAACTGGAAGGTACGGCAAAATCGGACTGGCAGCTTAGGAACCGGATAAAAGCTGTCTACCATCTGCTATCTGCAATAGACTTGAGAGGACGCTCGATGTCTAAAATTGAATTGATTTCTGCACTCACGGGAGCCACACGCGCGACAGCAGCTCGGGTACTTGAGGCAGACGCAGAACTGGAAAGGTCAGCAAAGTCAGCACCGAGGTGGGATCTCCCAGCGGAACTCGCGTCAACCATAGTCGAAATTGAATGGACCCAAAAAAGTATTTTAGGAGCATGGCCAGAAACACTGTCAGGATCACAAGGGACGCCCGACGTGCGTATGATTGCAGACATCGCCACGCTAACC